ACCTCAACGATGCAGAACTGCAGGACAGCTACGGCGTGAAATGCGCCGAGGAGCTGATCTCGGCCATGCTGACGCCGGGTGAGTATACGAACTACACGGAAAAGCTGTTCGACATCTGCGGCTTCGGTGACAAGCTCGATCTGGTGGAACAGGCAAAAAACTGATTCGGGACGGGGATGACGAGGCTTCCGTCGCACATTTCTGCCTGCAGGAGCTTCACATCCTGCCGTCCGCATTTTTGAGCCTGCCGACGGAAGAGAGAGCCTTTATCACAGCTTCGTGCATTGTGCGAGGCGAGGAAGAGGAAAAGGCGCTGAATAAGACGAAACGAGGGAGGTGAGTTCTATGGCACTGTCGGGCACCGTCCAGCTGCGCGACGGCATGAGTAATGTACTCAGCCGTATCGCGTCCAGTCTGAGTGCGGTCAACGACCGGTTTGAGTGGATGCAGAACCTGACCGAACAGGCTGCACCGACTGGTCTGTATTCACAATTTAACAGTGAACTGACAGGCGTGCGTGAAGAACTCACCCGAACCGTGAGCGAAGTCGAGGAGCTGCGGAGCGGCATGACCTCGGCGCAGCCGCCGGCGGAGAACCTGACGGCATCGCTCAAAAAGCTGGGTACAGCGTTCCTCGGCTCCAAGCTGGTGAGCGGTATCGTGAGTATGTCGGACGAAATGACGCAGACCACGGCGCGTCTGAACCTGATGAACGACGGTCTGCAAAGCACCGCCGACCTGCAGGAGCTGATCTATCAGTCGGCTATGCGTTCCCGCGGCGCGTACAACGCTACGGCGGATGCGGTCGCGAAGATGGGTCTGCTTGCCGGTGACGCATTCAGCAGCAATCAGGAAACGATCGCGTTTGTCGAGCAGCTGAACAAGCAGTTCAAGATCGCCGGCACCTCGGCAGAGGGTCAGGCCGCCGCCATGCTCCAGATCACGCAGGCGATGGGCTCCGGCGTGCTGCGCGGTGAGGAGCTGAACTCGGTATTCGAGCAGGCGCCGACCATCATTCAGTCGATTGCGGACTACCTCGGCGTATCGGTCGGTGAAATCCGCAGCATGGCGCAGGAGGGCGAGCTGACGGCGAGCGTCGTCAAGTCCGCTCTGCTGTCCTCGGCGGAGGAAACCAACCAGAAATTCAACGAGATTCCGCTCACCTGGTCGGACGTCTGGACGCAGGCCAGCAACATGGCAATCATGGCCTTGCAGCCGCTGCTCGAAGCCATCAACTGGGTGGCGAACAATATTGAGGTCATCGGCCCGCTGGTGCTTGCGGCTGCGGCAGCCTTTGCGCTGTTTGCGGTGGCCGCCAACTGGACGAAGATCTGTGCTGCGGCTACGAAGGCGCTGACTGCCGCACAGAAGATGCTC